GCCAAGCAAATCAATGCGGCGCTAAATGACGGAGCTCCGGTTCACTGGCGGGAACTTATCAGTCTTCCGATGCCTGCCGGTCTGCAGATGACGATGCAAGACCCGCAGATGATTTCCGCACAAACCGAAACCGCCGAAGGCGATACCGCTGCACCAGCCGACGCGACGAAGGTGGCCGACACGGCGCTCAACGGTGCCCAAGTCACAGCCGCCAGCCAGATTGTCGAAAAGGTCGCCAACGGTTTGCTGCCGCGAGACAGCGGCATCAGCCAGTTGATTTTCTTCTTCCAGCTGTCGCAGCAGCAGGCCGAGGCGGTTATGGGTGCGGCTGGCACGCCAGGATTCACGCCAACGGGAACCAGCCTCAACGTGGCGGCTCCTGTTGTTGAACCACCACCGGCCGAAGGTGATGCCGCTGCCGATGCCGGTTCTGGCGTGTTCAAGCAGTTGAAGCGGCGGGAGTTTAAGAACAACACCAAAGCGATTATGGACGTGCTTAAAGACCTCGCTGCAGGCAACATTAACCGGACGATGGCCGAGGTGATGCTCGGCGGGATTGGCCTGCCAGTCAGCGACATCAAGCGGCTGATCGAAGACGCCAGCGATGGCACGGTTGACACGCCAGAGGAGGAACTGACCAGTGAGTAGTCTCGTTGTCAGTCTCGACTATGACGGCACCTTCTCGGACAACCCTGTCCTGTGGTCAGACGTTATCCGTGTTCTGGCACTTGCGGGGGCAACTGTCGTTTGTATTTCAAACCGCATCGACACCGAAGAAAACCGCATGCTGCTGCGTTCGCATTTACCTGACGCCGTTGAAACAGTGATCTGCTGCGGAGCATTGCCCAAAGCAAACGCTGCGTTCAACAACTCAATTTGCGTCGATGTTTGGATTGACGACAACCCAGCCCGAATCAAAAACGTGGCCGACCGTGTGCGTCGCGGATTCACCAGCTACAGGAGAACCGCAACCCGTGGCTAAATACGATCACATCGACTTTTCACCACCAGCAGGCGTTCGAGAAGAAGCACAGCGAGGCCTCGATTGGCGCAGCGAACACAACCGCGGCGGCACGGAAGTCGGCGTTGCCCGCGCTCGAGACCTGAGCAACGGTCGCAACATCTCGCCAGAAACGGCTCGACGGATGGCCAGCTATTTCGCACGGCACGCAGTCGACAAGCAGGGCCAAGGCTGGTCACCGGGTGAAGACGGTTTTCCGTCTGCTGGTCGCATCGCCTGGGCACTGTGGGGCGGCGACGCTGGCGAAGCGTGGAGCGGCAAGCTGACCAGACAGATGGACGCGGCCGATGAAGCGGAAGGCAAACAGACAGGCAAGATCATGGCACAGGCACAGGCAAACGAAATCAAGCTGTACGGCGCAATTGGATACCCAGGCATGACATCGGCCGCGTTCAAGTCGCTGCTGGCCGACGCTGATACCGATCAGGAGCTAATCATCTGCATCGACAGCGAAGGCGGCAGCGTGTTCGACGGCCTCGGCATTTACGACGCCATCAAGGCATGGCCGGGCAGCGTTCGGGCCGTGGTCGAGTCCAGTGCGTTTAGCATCGCCAGCTTCATCGCAATGGCGGCCGACCGCGTGGAGATCACCGAGAACGGCTACCTGATGCTACACAACCCGTACACGATGACCGAAGGCGACCACGAAGACCTGCAAAAGCAGGCCGAGCTGCTGGCCAAACTGCGTGACAGCATGGTCACGGCCTACGCCAACAAGACAGGAAAGACACGCGACGAAGTCGAGGCCGTGATGCGTGCCGAGACTTGGCTGGATGCCAGAGAGGCACAGGCCAGCGGGTACGTTGACACAATTTTGCCGACCGCACGCAAGAGCGTGGCCGTCGCCAGATTCAAAGGAAACATGCCGGAGCGGGTGCAGTCGTCGCTGAATGTCAGCGACCATCCGAGCGGCGAAACTGCTGAGCATAAGGAGAAAAACCACATGACCAGCAACCCAAAGCCCGTCGCGACCGTGAAATTTATTCAGGCTCGCTTCGGCAAGGCGTCGTCGGATTTCATCGTCAAGGCACTTGCGGCTGAGATGACGGAAGACCAAGTCGCCGAAATGTATTACAGCGAGATGGTCAAGGAGAACGAAGAGCTCAAGGCCAAGATCGCCGCGATGGAAGAAGAGATGGTTGCCTTGAAAACCAAGGCTCAGGAAACGACCGTCACCAAAGCCGAAGAAGAAGACGACGAACATCAAAAAATGTTGCTGATGCCAGCTGCCAAGGCTCGTCCTGGCGTGGCTCCAGTTGCGTCTGTTGCCTCGCCAGTCGTTCACGTTTCAGCCAGAGCAAAGTGGGACGGCATCGTCGCCAACCTGACTGCGCAGGGACTGAAGAAAGCCGACGCTGCACGCAAGGCAGCTCGAGATCATGCCGAGCTGCGTGACTTGGTCATCGCCGAAGCAAACAACAAGTAAACAAAAAGAAGGAGTTGAAACATGAGTCAGTATGTAGAAGCAGCAGTCCGAGGCTTTACCGCTTCGGCTGCAATCAGCCAGCACTTGCGAGTCTACCTCACAAGCAGCAACACAGTGGCAACGGCAGGCGCTAACGACTACGGCATCGGCACGCTGGAAGACCCGTCGACCGCAGCCAATGAACAAGTCGGCGTCCGGCTGAACAGCGCTCACGGAACCCGCAAGGTCGTGGCCAACGCCGCGATCACTGTTGGCGACCCGGTGTACTGCGCAGCAGCTGGTAAGGTCGGCAGCAGCGGGAGCGTTCGCTACGGCATCGCACTCGAAGCAGCAACCGCAGACGGCGACGTCATCGAAGTCATGGTCGACGGCAACGCGGGTAGCGTGCAGCATCTGCGAGTGCGGACAACCACGGCTAACGTAAACGCCGGCGCAACCTTGCTGCCAGCGATTCCCGGCCGCAGCTACCGGCTCGTTGACCTGTCGCTGATTGCCATCGGTGGCAATGCTGGTACGGCGACCGGCGTTTTGATTCGTGCGACGCAGTCCGCCTCGGCAGTGACCTTGATGGACGCGAAGGTCGCCGGACTGACGCAGAACACGCTGCTGCGAATTGGCACGGCCACTAACGGCTTGCCTTTGGCTGGCGGTTTGTCCTTTGTCGCTAACGACAACAACACCGCGATCACCATCATCAAAGACGGCAGCGACCTCGCAACTGCCACCCACATCGACGCGCTGATCAGCTACGTCGTTGACGCCTAACCCACAAACTAAAAAGGAGTTTCACTCATGCCATCACCCACCAGTGCATTGACCACACTGCGGCCAGACTTGGCCAGCTTTTTGGAGTTCGACCTGGAGAGCGACCGCCTCGGCTACGTTGCTTCTCAGTGTTTTCCAGTTGTCGACGTTGCCAGCCAAGCTGGCGTCTTCGGCATCATCCCGGTGGAGCAGTTGCTGCAGCAGCGGACCACCAACCGCGCCCCCGGCAGCGGTTACAGCCGCGGCAACTTTACGTTTCAGACGACGACCTACGCCTGCGAAGAGCATGGCGCTGAGGAGCCAGTCGATGACCGACAGGCTCGGATGTATCGCGAATACTTCGACGCCGAGCAGGTGTCGACCTTGCGTGCATTCTCCAGCGTTCTGCGAAACGCCGAGCAGCGGGTTGCCGACGTCGTGTTCAACACGACAACGTTTACCGGCTCAAGCCTGTTCACCAGCGTTACCGACGAATGGGATGACGTGGCCACGTGCGTGCCCATCACCAACGTCGACGCTGCTGTGAAGAAGGTCTGGGACAATTCTGGTTTGTGGGCAAACGCCCTGATCATCAACCAGAAGGTCTTCCGCAACCTGCGACGCTGTTCGCAAATCATCGACGCCATCGAAAGCAGTGGCGCTGGTGATGCAGCAAAGCAGTCGGACATCACTGCCGATCAACTGGCTCGGGTGTTCGGTCTGGACTTCGTGATCGTTGCTGGTGCAACCCGCAACAGCGCCAAGGAAGGCCAGACCTTTGCCGCGTCGCAAATCTGGTCTGACGAGTTCGCGATGGTCTGCCGCGTCGCCACTACGGCTGACATGGCTGAGCCTTGCATCGGCCGGATGTTCCACTGGTCTGAAGACGGCTCAAGCGTTGGCGGCACTGTGGAAAGCTACCGGGACGAAGTCGTCCGGGCCAACATCATCCGCGTGCGTCACGACGTGGACGAAGTTCTGCTCTACGCTCAGGCCGGTCACCTGCTCGGCAACGTCACTACTATCTAGTAGCGGAGAGAGCAGCGGTGGCGAGCCGATT